ATCATTCTATAAAAGATGTATTCTTTCAAATAAAAGTTGCAAAATAAAAAAAATAGTTAATGGAAAAACAAAAAAATGTTATGGTTTATCAAAAAGATCCACTAGCTGTTGTATTTATAATATTACCAATAAATAATAGATGTTATAATTGATATTATTAGAAATAATTTAATAAATAATATCAATTTTTTTTACCTTTTTTAGTTTTTTTAGTTTTTTTATTGCGTTTTTTTTTAAATTCTTTTGTTTTAACTTGTTTATTTTCAGAAGGAACATATCTTAAAAAATATGTATCATATTCTTTGTCGCCGGGTTTTAATTTTTTAAGACGAAGTTCTTTATATTTTATGGATTTATATGATCTAACATCTTCTAATGTACTATGTTTACCATAACAATTAATAGTAAATCTTTTTAATAATCCTTTTTGTTCTAATCTATTTCTAAGTTGGACTTTAAATAAATATTCAGACATACATAATAATCTATTAATATCATAATAAGGTCTATCAATAAAAATATAAACTAAATAAAAACTTAACATTGTGTCAATAGTAGCAACTTTAAGTTTATCTCCATTAATATAAATAATATTATAACTATGACACGAATTAGTATTATAAATATAACATAAAACATCAATATTATTATTATTATGTTTTATCATTATTTCATAATGTTCAGTAATTAAGTCTCCAGTTCCAGATTTTTTATTAATTACAATATTTTTAAAACCTTCATATTCAAGTTGTTCTTTTATTATATTAGCACTAGTTTTAGCATCCATAGATAGTATATCAAAATCAGGATTTTTAGAAAGTTGTTTTCTCTCTCTATTGGGCATATATTTTCCATATAAACTAGCAGCATACCCCCCAAAAAAGACTAAACCTTGATTTATAATAGATTTTCTAACAATATTATAAATATTATTACTACTAGATATAGGCCCTTCATAATCTCTAATAAAAGTTGTTTTATTACAACTAATACCTTTTAATGGATAATTTTTATTTAATAATATAAGTCTTTTTAAAACTTTTTCCCATCTACCTACATCTCCCATCGGTCTTGATAATTCAAGATACATAGACATTCTCAAATAATCAGGAGGACAATAATTAATACCATTAATTTTAATAGACTTTTTCATTAAATTATTAAATAAATCTTTCTCTAAATATGTAATATCAGCAAGTGGAATATAATTAACAAAAACTTTATATGTACCAGTATGAATCCCGGATTTAGCTTCTATTTCAGTATAGCCTTCTTTTAAAAATAGATCGGCTAATTTTTTAGCACATTCAATGGGATTTGGAGAGAAAAAATCATAATCTGGAATTTCAACATTTTTATTATAAAATTTATCTTGTTCAGGTAAAATATTATTAATAGCAGTTCCGCCGTAACAAAGACAATTATTGCTTCTTATAAAATTTTCTAAAATATTAATTAATGATTTAATATTATCTGATTTTACCATTTTTTCACCTAATATACTAGTGGCAGAATCAACTGCCTCACGCAAAATTTTTAATTCTTTTTCTTGAAAAGATATATCTTTCATATATATATATAAATAGTTTATAAGAAAATAATTATTAATATTAATAATAATTATTATTTTATATTATATTATAAGTTTTTATCAATTTTATTTATTAAATTTAAACGACATTACGTCATCGTCGGGGTCGCCGTCCCCCTCCACCGGCGTATTCTGCTGCGATGATTGTACGAGATCGCTGTCTTTTACTAAATTTGTTTGTAAACTATATAATCTTTGGTCATTTAAAGGAACATCTTCGGGTATAGGTTCAGCTGGTATAATATCTTTACGTAAATTATTTGGTTTTAAAACAAAAGAAAAGCCACCCTTTTCTTTAAACATTTTATAATATCCTAGTAAATTATTATCAATATTTTGAAATTTCATACCAACAAACTGACACCCATTATTTAGAGGTAATAATGGGTCGTGGTTTTCTAAAGTATTATCAATATTAGGTAAAACAATCGTTAAATTTCTGTGTGAATCATCAATCATCAATGGATTATTTATACCAGCAGCAACAACTTGTTCATATCTTATACATTTTAATGCATTAGAACCAGAACGAACGTGGACGTATTTTGCAAGTTTACTATTGTCTAAAATAGGAACATGAATGGTATGGACCATAATAATAAACTTTTTATGAAACTTCTTATCGGCTATATGTGATAATAAAAATGAATCTTGGTCGGTATTTTTATAATTATAATTTTTTATATCAACTAAATTGTTTTTTAAATATTTTTCAATATACTCCCCCATTTTATCATATATTACTTTATTTTCACTCATTATTCTAAAATGTAAAAACATCGGATCATTACCACATGATGTATTTGAATCAAAACTTCTATTATTTAATACTGTTAATAATTCAGAAAAGGGTATATAATTATATGTTTCTTTTATAGAATTATTATTTGCCGTAGATGCCGCGACTATAGGTTCTCCATTATATGAATAAATTTCAAAATCTAAACATCTAGCGCCGACGTCAATACATTTTTCTAAAGCACAGATATTAACAAAATTATTTTTATATCCATCACCACAACAAGCATTATATGCCGTTTTAATGTAATAATTTTTAATTAAATTTTTGTATTCATTATCAAAATAATTTCCTGGACTAGTAGATTGTTTTGCATGTGTATTACCTTCTCTTGTGAAAAAAGAAGTAGTTTTATGTTTACTATCAGCTAAATATATAATATTTAATTTTTTGCATGCAGCATCTTTTTTATTTAAAGTATGAATTAACCAAGATATTACTATAAAAATAATAAATACAACGATAACTAGTGCTAATACAAAATATATATATGTATTATCATTACTTATTCCTAATATTTTTTTTCCCTGATTAACAATATCCCCACTTACCTGTTTAATCTGCGTTCCAATATCTTCAGAAGCCATTTTAATTATATTATTATAATATAAAAAACACTTAATAAATTTTATAATAAATATAATTAATATAATAATTAATAATATATAATGGCGGGTGGACTATTAAATTTAATAGCAGTAGGGAATCAAAATATAATTTTAAATGGAAATCCAACTAAAAGTTTTTTTAAGAGTAAATATTCAAAATATACAAATTTTGGTTTACAAAAATATAGAGTAGATCAACAGGGACAAACTAATATACATCTTACTCAAAAAAGTAATATTAGTTTTAAAATACCAAGATATGGAGATTTATTAATGGATACTTATTTAGTGATTACATTACCAAATATTTGGAGTCCTATTTATAAAAAATCTGATACGGAATATAGACCCTATGAATTTCAATGGATAAAAAATATAGGTAGTCAAATAATAGATGAAGTAACATTTACAATTGGAGGGCGTATAGTGCAAAAATTTTCAGGTGTATATTTACAAAATATGGTTGAACGTGATTTTGATAATAATAAAAAAGAGTTATTCAATATTATGACCGGAAATATATCTGAACTAAATGATCCAGCAAATTATTCAAATAGATCCAATAATTATCCAAATGCATTTAAAATACATGATACTAGTTTAAATGGGGTAGAACCATCTATTAATAGTCATAAATTATATATACCATTAAATACTTGGTTTACTTTATTATCTAATATGGCATTACCATTAATTTGTTTGCAATATGCAGAATTAGAAATTAATTTTATATTAAGACCTATACAAAATTTATTTACAATAAAAGATATATTAGACGATACATCATATAATAGCTATGACGAAATACCCAGAATACAAGCAGAACAAAATAAAGATTTACGTTATGGATTTCATAGATTTATTCAAGAACCACCATACAGAGATATATCATCTGATACAATTTATTCCGATCAAAGAACAAATATTAATACTGATATTCATCTAATGAATACTCAATGTTTTTTAGATAAGCAAGAAAGAACTTTATTTGCAAATAATACACAAGATTATTTAATTAAAGAAGTCTATGAATACAAATTTGAGAAAGTTAATAAATCAAATAAAGTAAATTTAGAATCTAATGGTTTAGTATCTAATTGGATGTGGTTTAGTCAGAGAGATGACGTAATTAAACGCAATGAATGGTCTAATTATACAAATTGGCCCTATGAAAATATTATTCCTAATAATCTTGAAAAATTAACCATGGAAAAAGATGCAGATGATTTAATTTTTTATAAAACAAATAACATTTATCAGATAAATGATACATCTAAAAATATTTTTATTACTGGATATGAAGCTACTGTATACAAACAAACCAATCAAAAAGAAATAATAAAAGAATTTGGAATTATAGTTGATGGAAAATATAGAGAGAATTCGTTTCCTTCTGGGATTTATGATAAATTAGAAAAATATACTAAATCTAACGGTAATTCTAAAGAAGGATTATATTATTATAATTTTTCTTTAACTACTGATCCATGTAAATATCAACCTACTGGCGCATTTAATACCAATAAATTTAAAAACATTGAATTTGAATTTAATAATCATCAAAATCCACCAATTGACCTATCTAATGTTAATTTCACTACTATATGCGACCCTTTAACCGGTGAAGTTATTGCGACATCAAAAGAACCAACCAGTATTTATATATATAATTATAATTTAACTGTTATGGAAGAGAGATTTAATATTTTGCGATTTCAATCTGGAACGGCAGATTTAATGTATAGTCGCTAATTAATAAATAAAAAATATTAATTATTTGCATTTGATAATAAATGTAAATAATTAAGAGAAATAAAAAAATTGAATTATGAATACAAAGATGAATTAGATAAAATTAGAAAAAATTATGAAATTTTAGAAAAATTAAATATAGAATTACAAAATAAGATAATGAAACAATCACCTAATGTAATTTGTAATGATTTAATAAATTTTTTAAAAATGTAATAAATGTTGATGAATTTAAAAATAATTCATAACTTAAGAAAGTTTTATTTTTGGAACCTTTCTTGTACCATAACCAAATTTCTTTCTAGCATTTTTTGCTAATCTTAATGCTTTTGAATTTTCTGAACATCCTTCATTTAATATATTAAAATCAACCGTCGATGCCTTACCTCCCGTAATAGAACTACCTAATCTAGCATACCCCCATGAATGAGCAGTTTGATTTGGTCTTGAACCAGATGAATAATAAGCACCTTGTCCTTTTTTAATTATAGCGTTGAGAGATTTTGAAGAACATCCAGTTTTTTTAACTAATTCTTTATTTACTGCTAAATTATTTAATTTGTATATTCTCTCTGCATTTAAAATATGTTGTGATTTTTTAGATTTAAACGATTTAACTTTCTTTCGTGTTATATATTTTCCTTTTTTATAACCTTTTCTTGATTCTTTTAGTTCTTTTTTAAGTATTTTTCTATCTTTTTTAGTTAATCTTTTGGGTAAATATTTAATTGGAACATTCATTGTTTATATTATATCATATTAATATTATATAATATAATATTTTATTATAGTAATGAAAGAAACTATAATCAAGTTTGAAAAAGGTCCGCACAAAAAAAAATATACTGCTTATGTGAAAGATAAGAAAACTCGCAAAGTAAGAAAAATACATTTTGGCGCATCAGATTATCCTCAATATAAAGATAGAACTCCCTTAAAATTGTATGCATATAAAAATCATAATACCAGAAAAAGAATGCAAAATTATTTTTCTAGACACTCGGGAACAAAAAAAAGAGGTGAAGCAATCAAGTTAGAGAAAAAGAAATCTAACAGTTATTATAACGCAAAAATTTTAAGTCATATTTATTTATGGTAAAGACGATGAGAAAATATCATACATAATAAATTTACTTAGTTATCTAAATATTAATATTTATAAATGTCCTTGCGCAGCCGCTCGCCTGGTTAGGGCTAGGGCTGGGGGTACGGCTACGACTGAGGCTAGGTATAGGGTTAATGTCGTGGTAAGTAGTAAGTAATAAGTAGTAAGTAGCACTCTACGCAGGCAGTAAGTAGTCTCGGCGAGTTGAGACGATAAAGGGAATCTATTCTTGGTCACAAGAAGAGGAGTCATCGGGTGAGAAGGTGGCGGAGGTGGCGGCCGAACAAAAAGAGAGATAACAAGACATCCCCGCGTCACGTAATCAAATGCATTTCTAAACGCAATGTAATCACTCGCTTTATCAATTATCATAGTCGGGAATCTAACCCTCTTAACAACCGATTTTACACGTTTGCTAATAGATCTGGAGCAGATAGTGGATTTGGTGATGTCAGAGGGGGCGAAAGCGACTAAATTACCGTATTCCTTAGGATTGTTTTTTCGCGTATATGTGTTATTACGCATAGATATATAATCATTACGAGAGTTATTTTGAATAATTAATTTTATATTGTTATTATTCATGCCGGTAATAAAATTTAAAGGTGCATAAAATATACAGAAAATCATTATGATTATATATAAATATAATTTATTTTTTTATATCAATTTTAAAATAATTAATGTATTTAATTTATGCGAGAACGTAAATTTAATATTACAATATTCATAATTTTCTGCATTAATCACGATATAGTCGCCCGTATAAATATTTCGTAAAATATAGTAGTAAAATTTGTTTTTGTTTTAGATAAAACTTTTTTGGTATTATTAGAAAAAATTACTTCTCAGTCGTGTCATATATATTTGCGTCTAAAAAGGAAATGGAAACTATTTCATATACGGCCTCTCCCTTTTTTATTATTTTAGAAGTTATATATATAATATTTATTTAATTTATTTAATTTATATATATATATATAATGTCACCAGGTCTGAATATTGAAATAGACGATAAATACTATACCCTAGATACGGGAAGGGATCAACTGTACGAAGGACAACTGCTGGGCTCGCACGGGAAGTTTTCTCAACCGGTGGTCCCCAGGAATACAACCTGTCGGCCATCACCTGCTCTTGTAAAACGAGCATCTCGGCTCTTGAGGGATATAACCCGCACAGTAAAGCGTTCGCCGCGGCCGAGGGCCAGTCAGCGCCGAACAGCACGTGAGGCAGAGGAGGAAGTGAGAGCGGCGGCGGCGCTGCGGATCCAGAAGTCCGCGCTCGAGAACTGGTTGCCGAGGTTGCAGCGGGATGCGGACAACAACACGCTGAAGACGCGATTGGGCGAGCGCTTTACGGCCGAGCAAGCGAAGCCACACTTGACGGCGCTCCGGAAGATGAAGAGGTATGATAATAGCTCCGCCCGCATACATGAGCAACGACAGCGCGAGAAAGAGGAACAAGATCGGTGGTGGAACTCCCTGACCTACTTGGAGCAGCTCGGAGAGCAGTCACTGCATCACAACCCCATGGAGGGCTCTGAGTTTGGGACAGGAGCCACTGCTGGGTGGCTGGTCTCCGCTCATGGTGGAGCTTTCAGGAAAGAATATAGAAGATCAAGAAAAAAAAAAGGAAAAACAAAAAAATCTAGGTTTACTGGTAAAAATAAAACAAAAAGAAAACTACCAAAAAGAAAGATAAGATGATAAAAAAATATGAAATTTTAGAGAAATCAAATATTTTTCATTATATATTATTAAAATAATTAATTAATTTATTTACACCTTTGAACATTTAAAACGCCGAATTTAACTATTTTAGACGAAGTAGTATTTTGTCTCGCCAATAATCTATTAAAAGAATATCTGGATTAATATAATTATTAGACTGATTATATCCTACAATTTTTGTTTCATTAATCATTTCTATAATATTATCGATATCTGAATATATCATATTATTTCCAAATATTTCCCTATAATTTATATTAGATATTGGAATTGAATTTAAACCTATGCATTCATAATGACGATAGCAATCATCTCTATCACCACTAGTAGATATAGTAAATTTACTTTTCAAAATATTATTTAAGTATTCATCGTAGGGTAAAGTTTTATTTTTTACACTATTAAATATTGGATGTCTTCTAATATGATTTCTAGGAAGATGATCATGTAATCCAAAAGGTGAATTAAAACATACATTAGTTTTTGTATCAATATTTAAAATTTTATCGTAATTTTTCTTTACAAAATTCATGTAACGATTAACAAGACTATGGTGTATCCCATATGGAAATGCCATATATTTATTATGATTTTCATAAATAGGATTTTGTGATATCCATAAAATAATTTTATTATTATTAATAAATTTATCTGTTATTTGGTTTCTATTAAGTTGAGGTAAATGCCATTGAGATGTAATTACTATAATTTTACAACTTATTTGTGGTAATATATCATTAACGAATATATTAAATAAATCCACTTGAACCTGAATGATATCTCCTTCTTTTATTTTATCAAAATCTTTATTTAGATATAAATCATTTGTATTTTCCTTAAGTAGTTCCTTTACATCTTTATTTATATATTTTTGATTCCCTTTATGTAATTCTGTTGAAAAATGATGATCACATATTAAATAAGGTGTTATAGGTGTTACAATATATTTTAAATAATTATTTAATTTATTATCATTATTCAATATCTCAATAAATCTACTAGTTTCAAATAAAGTATTTGACATATATATTTTAATATATAAAAACTATACTAAAATTTATATATTAATATTTATATATTTATATATATATTAATATATAAAAACTATACTAAAATTTTAAATTTCATTTCTAATAATATATTAATGCCAACACATAAAAGTAGTGATTATAAATTATCAGCAGTTAAATACTATTTATCTCATTCTAAAAATCAAGTGCAAACCTGTAAAATATTCGGTTGTTCTGAAAGAAGTTTAATGAGATGGGTAGATAAATACAAATCTACTAATAATATTACACGAAAGAAAAGAGATTATACATCATATAATTAGATTTATTAATATAGTGTTTTACAACAGTAATTTTATAATCTTCACTATGATGTTTAGGCATATTATATAATTATATTAAAAAATATGTTCATTTTAAATCTTCAAGGGCGTAAAGGATTTTAAGGTTTAAATTCAGTATAATAAGAAGAAGGACCACAATATTTAAATTTATCATGATTAGTTACGCTCGGTTCGCAATCAAAATCGGTGTTTATAGAAGCATCATAAACAAAAAAGGTACTTGGTTTAGTAGATAATGAATCATTATCAAATTGTAGAGTTTCATGAACAACATGAGTTCTGGGTCCAATTAAAGAATTAAATTGTTTTTCATAAAAAGCATTAATAGAATTCAAATATGTATTAACTACACCAGCGGCTAGATTACCTGATTCTTGAATTGGTGGTAAATTTTTAAGTTCCATCTCAAAATCTTGTTTTGAGGGATAAGGACGTTGTTTATTATCTTGCATTGTTGTATATGGAGCATTAGGGTCAACGTCCATATAATTTTCACTTTCAAATTTTTGTAAATCAGTTTGCGTGAAACTCATATCATGAACAGTTTTTACTTTATCTTTATTTCCAAAACAATTAAAGAATTCATTTTCTTGTAAAATATAACTTTCGCCTAATGGTGCTCCTGTAGCGTCAAGTAATTTATATTGATATGTTTCATTTGAAATGGTAGATAAAAAGTAATTATCTGCTAAATTATTTTGAATTTGTTGTTTTCTATTAATACCTTCTGTTGTTGTTAAATCTAATTTTTTTAATTCATTATTTAATAATGTTATATCTTGAGACCGTTTAGTTTCTCCCCCGGTATTAACTAATTTCGGATCTAAAATACTTTGATAATCAATAATTTCTTGTGGTTTTAATTCAGGATCATTCAGAATGTTTCCAGAAAATTTTGTTTCTTTATTAAAATAAAGACCAGATAAATCAAGTTGATTACATAAACTTCTAAATTCTAAATAATCATTACCTACTCGATTAGCTATATTAATAAGATTATTACTAGTATTTATTCTTGAACACATATGTTTTATATGTCTTAATTGTGGTAACATATTTATATTAGTTGTGTTACTGGTATAGAAAGTATCATTTGGACAACATTTAACATTATTTTTAATTCCGGATTGTATATCTTGGTTTGATAATGTGAGTCTTTCTGATTGAGACATAACATTATTTAAATTATCACAATTAGGTGTCCATGGACAAAATACATAGCTAGTATCAATAACATCAAAATCTATGGCTTGAATATTCTCTCCAAAATCAGCATAACTTAAATCTTTAATTTTAATACAATTACCCATACTTGGTTTAATTTCACATTTAGAACAATCTATATTATCTAATCCTTCTATGTTAGGTATTTTAAAAAAATATAATATACACAAACAAATTAATATTATTAATCCTAATATAATAAATTTTACACTATTATTAAATTTCATAATATTATATTATAGTTATAAAATAATATTATTTATTTTCCATTAACTAAATTAGAATTGTATTGAGTATTTACCAAAATAAATTTACAATTACTAGATAATGAAGAAATGTTAGATGAATTAGTATATGTGCAAGTGCTTCTTAATCCGCCTAAATAATTTTGAACAGTATTATCTAATTTGCCTTTATATTTTACTTTTATTTCTCTACCCTCAGACGAACGATAATTAATATTATTATTTGCAGAATAATTATTTTTCATAGCATATGAAGAACTCATACCATAGAAGAATTTATATTTTACACCAGATACTTCAATTAAATCCCCGGGATTTTCATCATGTCCAGAAAATTCACCACCAACCATTACAAAGTCTGCGCCCGCCCCAAAAGATTTAGCCATATCACCAGGGCAAGTTATTCCTCCATCACTTATTATATATGTATTATCTTTTTTTGATTCACATGATTTTAACACACAAGAAAATTGTGGCATTCCAATACCCGTTTGTATTCTAGTAGTACAAGCACTACCACCCCCAATACCAACTTTAACAATATCAATACCACAATCTAATAAATCATTAACTCCTTCTTTGGTAGACACATTTCCAGCAACAATTATTTTATCATTATATTTTTCTCTAACTTTCTTACAAAAATTTTTTAAATTTTTAATATAACCATTTGCTATATCAATTATAATCCATTTACAAGAAAAATTATCAATTATATTAACTAAATTATCATAATCATTATCACTTATTCCGGTAGAAATAGCAAAATAGTCAGGATCTAATAAATTGTTGGGATTATTATTGTTATATTCTATTAAATCTTCTAATTTAATAAATTTATGTAAAGCAGTAAGAATTTTATTTTTAGATAGAACAGCATAAACATCTAGAGTTCCTATGGTTGTCATATTAGCAGCAATAATAGGAATTCCTGTCCAAGTTAAATTATTATTAAATTTGAAAGTTCTAATTAAATTTACATCACTCCTACTATTAATAGAAGAAGATTTTGGAAGAATTAACACATCTTTAAAATCATAATATTTTTCAAGTGATTCAAATTTATTCATTGGGTAATAATCTAATTTAGAATAAATTTTTAAATTCTTTTATTTTATTATAAATACATATATTAATATAATGTCTAATCCTAGAAGGTTATTTAAACAAGATATAGATAAATATAACTATTCAGAAGGTTGTCTTCCAAAAAGCGCAGATATATACAGAGATATAAATACCGGTAATATAGATTTAAGAAGATGGGAAGCAGGAAATAAGGATGATTTTACGGAATGGGTAAATGAATCAGTTAAATGTAGTTCAGATTTTTATAATGGAGAAGCCACTGGATGTTGTTATAATAAAAATGCAACAAGCGAATGTTTATCAAAAGACAATAATACAGGTTTAACTTTTATTTCCGACGGCAATGTTGGAAATATATGCCACAAAAAAGATGTTCAAGGTGTATATAATACATTATTTGATGATCCAAATCATATAGTAAAATTTTTTAAATTAATAGCAGTTTCTATTTTAACTTTATTAGTAACAGCAATAATTGGAACTTGTTATGAATTTTGGTTTCGTTATGGTAGTTCTATAGATTGTATTTATTATAAAAGTAAATGTGCTAATATAGGAAAAACAGATAAAATAAGTTTAGTAGATTATATGTTTCCTAATAAGATATGCTATTATCCATATCAAGCGTGTAGTCAAAATAAAACAAATCAACGAGGCGGTTCTAATAAAAGCCAAGGTATTATAAGTACATTTGCAGAATATGAACATGCGGGCGCAAAATGTATTACTATAGATTACGATACAAATATATATGGTGAAAAACCAATACCTTATAATGTTGCTGATTATGCTATTAATAATGTTAAAAGTGAATTTATAACAGTATTAGCAAAAAGTATAAGTTTTTATTACTTATTTACAGTTTTATTTATAAGAAAATTTTTTAATTTTGTTTTTACTAGATTATCGGCTAATTATCAAAAAGCAATAAAATTTAATCCATTTTTAAGTAATTTATGTTTTATATTTTTTACAGGTTTAATATTTCCATTAACGGCTTTTATAACTGGTTCGAACGGTTTATATGTTGGTCCACTGTTTTTGCTTGGTATGTTAATAATGGCGGCCGCCGTGCTGTCAATGCCGAGTTTCTTTATTGGATTTTTTTCAACAATTTTTCCAGAAAAATTATTTGGTAATTCATTAAATAGTTGCAATATTCCAGCAGAGTATTACAAGATTGGGTATGTAAAATTATTTTATTCTTTGAAAGACGTTAATTTTAAAACAAATGTAATAAGTGTATTAAAAAATATTATTTTATTTTTACCAGCATTAATGTTGATAGTAATATCAATTGTAATTGGAGTATTAATAAGTACATTGGCGGCTATAGTTTTTTCTTTTAGTTTAATTTTTAATATTTTCTATATTCCATTAAGTAATCCTTTAGAATGTTTCAGTATATTAAAAAGTCACGCGGATTTATTAACAATATTATTTTGTATAGGTGTAATTGGTTCAGCAGCAAAATCATTAGACCCTATTACAACCGGTGTTATGTCAATGATATTAGTTATAATTATAATATATAAATCATTTATTGGAATGAAAAAATCTATTTAAATCATTTCCAAGAGTGTAAAAAGAATGTATAATTATATAATTATAATTATATATTTATAAAAAATATATAAATATAATTTTTGTATAAAATATATTATGAGAAACAAAAAAAATAAAAATAAAGATAAATGTGGTTTACCTTTAGTTAGTATTTGTACACCAACATTTAATAGACGACCGTTCTGGGAAATGTGTATTAAGAATTTTTTTAATCAAGATTATCCGCGTGATAAAATGGAATGGATTATTATAGACGATGGAACAGACCCAATAGAAGACTTAGTAAAAGATATTCCACAAGTAAAATATTTTAAATATGATAAAAAAATGCCATTGGGAAAAAAAAGAAATATTATGCATGATAAATCATCAGGAGATATATTAGTTTATATGGATGATGATGATTATTATCCGAAAGAACGTGTGTCACATGCAGTAAATATGTTACAAAATAATCCTACTGCGTTATGTGCTGGTTCAAGTGAAATTTATATATGGTTCAAGCACTTACAAAAAATGTGGCAATTTGGTCCATATAATGCTAATCATGCCACCGCAGGAACATTTGCATTTAAAAGAGAATTATTAAAAGATCATTGTTATGATGAAAAAGCAGCATTAGCAGAAGAAAAAGCATTTTTAAAAAATTATTCAGTTCCCTTCGTCCAATTAGAACCAAAAAAAACTATTTTGGTATTTTCACATATTCATAATACATTTGATAAAAAAAAATTATTAGAAAATGGACAAAATCAATTCCAAAAAGAATGTAATAGAACAGTTGATGAATTTGTAAAAGAACCAGAAATGAAAGAATTTTATATGAATATAATAGATGGATTATTAGAAAATTATGAACCGGGAGATCCAAAAAATAAACCAGACGTTTTAAAACAAATTAAAGAAATAGAAGAAGAACGAAGAAAAATGGCCATTGAAAATCAACAAAAACAACAAGAACAAGGAGAAGGTAAAATTATTTTGAATCAAAATGGAGAAAATATAGAATTAAATAATCAACAAATTGTTCAAATTATGCAAAAACAACAGGAGCAATTACAAAAATTTTCAAAACTTTTACAAGAGAAAGATGAAAAAATAAAAGAGTTAGAAGAGGAAATATTGAGTTTTAATATAAAAGATATAACAAAAGTTGAAATAAAAGATAACAATAATTTCATTAATATTAATTCAAAATTAGATAAAGTTATACAATTGGTAGGGATGGCCATGCAATCCATGCCAGAGATAGGAGAGGTAGTGGTAGAAAAATCAAATAAAATTTTTCCACTGACTCAAGAATCAGATGAAAATATTAAATTAAATGTCTCCACTGGAAATCCTGATTTACAATGAAAATTTGTAGTAGATGATTATACTTTAATCGGTAATTAACTTCCTCCTGATAATGGCGGAGAAAGTTCTCTACCGCTGGATGTAAATCATTTAAATACAATATCTTCCCAAATTGCAGACGTTTAACATAATCATTCATAAATAATATAAATAATATAAATACATAAATGATATATTAGATAATGAAATTACCTGTTAATTATATAATAATTTTCCATTCGGTAGGAATATTTTTCATTGTACAAAGTGTATCTTATAATTTTAAAAATGCAGTTGCGGAACGTGATAGGATTAATAGTAGATTAAGTATATTAGAGATGAAATTTAATAATCTGTAAAAAAGAATAATAAGTAATTATATTATATAGAGTTAATATAATATGATTTTATCGTTAAATTGTGCACCAACGCTAATTTTTATTGGTTTTTCATTAATACAAATATTAATTGATTTATATAAAGGTGTTATTAATGATGCATTTATTAAATTTATAGTTATGGTTGTTTTTTCACTTATATTAAATATTTTATGTGATTTAGGATATAAGGTTGTTGCTTGGTTTATTGTATTTATTCCAATTATTATGATGACATTAATTTCTACTTTATTACTAAAAGTATTTGGAACAAATCCAGATGAGAAAGATTTAAGATCACAAATAAAGCAAGGAGGTAAAGATATTTCTAATAATTTTGTGGAAAAAGATGATAGACATTATTTAGGTGGGGCAAATTTATTAAATCAACAAAAATATGCTTATTTTTATGATAAATTAAATTCACTAGAGAGAATAGATAGAAATAAACACAGAATAGACTTTTATGATGAAGTAGAAGATGTATATAATTTACATAGTCCAGTTAAAGATTTATATGATTTATCAAACAATCCAATAAAATATACTATGGTTGACACAATTATAAATTTTTTTGGAGATAACTTTTTTACACATCAAGTTTCTTCATATTTTAATATAAATCATCCATTAAAAAATTCTAATTTATCATATTATTCTAATACAAATAAAAACACTAAATTAGAACCAGACTATGAAGTAAGATTAGATAAAATGGATGGAACTGATTTTTCATCTTATGAAAAAAAATATAATGAAACATATTTATTAGATGGACAATTATTATTTACACGTAATAAATACAAAAAAACGAAAGAAAAACATCCGGATTTAAATGAAATAACAATAAATAGAATTATTGATAATGAATGGAATGAATTAACAGCCGAACAACAAGAAAGATGGAATATAAATGCTGAAAAAGATTAATCCAAAGAAAATAAAAATAATGTAAATTATAATCCATATAATTTTTCTAATAATTTACCAAAACCTACCCCAGTATATGAAACATCATCATCTAAATATAGACATAATGGGCCTTGTCCTATTAATGAAACTAAACAAGCATTTAAACAAAAAACAGGACTAGATTGTTATGAAGCATGTCCTCCGGGAAAAGAAAGAAATTCAATGGATGTATGCGTAAGACCCTGCCCAAATGGAGAAGAAAGAAAAATGATAAATGGTAATTGTGAAAACGTGGAGTAATTTTGTTACAAAATATTTAAATAAACAATATAAAATTTATTATTTATATTATAATAATGCATAATTTAAATAATAAATGGACGCTATGGTTACATTTACCATACGATACTGATTGGAGTATTAATAGTTATAAAAAGGTAACAACATTTGATACATTAGAAGATTGTATTATATTAATTGAAAATATAAATAAAGAAATTATAGAAAAATGTATGTTATTTATTATGAAAAATAATATAAAACCCATATGGGAAGATGTTGAAAATAGTAAAGGAGGGTGTTTATCATATAAAATTAATACAGAAAATGTTTATAATGTTTGGAAAAAATTAAATTATTATTTAATTGGCGAAACATTAATAGACGATAAAGATATAATGGATAATATAAATGGTATTTCAATTAGTCCAAAAAAAAATTTTTGTATTATAAAATTTTGGATTAAAAATAGTGAAATTTTAAAGAAAAATTGTATTTATAATGAATTAAATATAGAAACTGAATCACCCGATAATGAAAAAAAAGACATATTTAAAATAGATATGTTATGTAATATTGAAAAACAGCACTGTCTTTTTAAAGATCATGAAATTCTTTACTGATTTATATAATATAATATATAGTTATATATTATATGATAAATTTTGAATCTCTTACTAGTTTATCTCAAATTGTAAGCAAATTATCTATATTTTTATTTATTATTGCTGCTAATTATGTAGGTGACATTTTTTCTTGTGGTATTAGAAATTTTATGAAAGAATATATGATTTTTAAACATATAATTGGTATTTTTATTATGATATTTTTTGTTGGCTTAATTCAAGATAATTTAACAATACAAACGAGAATTAGTCAAAGTTTTATATTATATTTTTGGTTCATTTTTATTATGAGAGCACCCACCATTATCACTATAGCAACTATAATAATTATTTGTATAATCTATATTATTGATTTATATATAAATGATACGAAGATTCTTGATGAGAGGCTTGGTGAATAATTTTAAACTTATCCGATAATTTAACATCATATAAATTTGCTATATTCCTACGTTTTAAAATATCTTTCTTAAGATCTT